AATCTCTCTTTAGGAATATAACAAAACTTGTATTACTTCAATTCGTTGAAATACTTCCAGAGTTTATCTTCTCCGAAGTCTACATCATCAAACCAAAAGCTGATAGCACTCTCGAATATCATATCGTCAAAGTTTCCTTTTCCGAACCACTTCTCGAATAGTTCACAGTAGTCGTGATATTGAGCATTAATAGCTACATAAACATCAGCACCAACTACATTAATGTTTGTAGAACCGTCTCCCATAAGACCTGCACCAGTTCCGATAACACCAGCAGAACGACGATTACCAAATAAAGCCCAAGCTCCAAGAGCAGTACCGATAATACCAAGCGTAAGACCTGCATTAGCTTTACCGTTAACATCACGGCGACCATAACCGTCCATCCCTGCACCATTATAACCTTCGGGAACGACTTTAACTTTTTCAATTACTTGCATAATAAATAAGGTTTAGATTAATAAATTAAGAATATCTTATAGCAGCTACTATACACTCATAACAAAGAACAATATAAGAAGTTCGACAATTAATCTATTTTAGCCATAAGTAATAATTTTATTAAAAGTTAGGTATTGTATGAACAAAATAAAAGCCCTACTTGTTATAAGCAGGGCTTAGAGTTAAGCAATAAAAAGCAATGTCACTCCTCTATGGGGGAATCTTCTATTACCTCATCTTCTTTAAAATTCCATTCAGGACTTGACAATAAAGTAGCAAGTGCTTCATTAGAATAAGTTTCATAAGGATATTCAATACTAATAATTTCCAATCCTTCTTCATCAGTAGTAACTGTTCTAGTTACTTTTTCAGGAAACACTTCTTTATAATGTTGGCACTTCATCAATACTTTGTCTTTACTAACATTACTACGAGGAACTAAATTAAGTTCATCAATCTTTGCTGACTTCTCTTCATCTATATCAGCAACAGGAAATACAATGTAATCAATCATAATCTTTAAATATTAAATATTAAACTTAATGTATACATAACTACTGCAATTATAGCAAGTATTATATAAACTACTTTAAGTAGTTTATAAGGCATTATTTTCATTTATTCATTTTTTATAAATATTGGGTTATTTAAATCAATTATTTCATCCTTTTCCATCAGGTTCTTTAGGAAGTTAATCTCTAGTAATGATATGGTTTTCGGATAGAGGATTAGTTTGTAGAATACCATACTGGTATATCCATTACTAAATTTAGCTACTGTAATTCCACTATCATCAGTATTCTCCCCCTTATTAATAGAAGTCCCATTAAAGCTATTGACAGTTTGCCAATTTATTCCATCAGCTATACCTTGTATAATATTATATTGACCAAAATTAAATTGCCATTTATTTCCATAATCAGCAATAAATGCACCGCCATTAGTTTTATCAGCACCCTTTAACAAAGTTGCTGCATTAGTCGGGATATTTATAATAGTTCTTTTATAAATATAAGTATAATCAGTAAACACAGGAATATTAACATTCTCACTATAATCAGTTACAGCATCATAAAGTAAACCATTTTCATATTCAGGAAGAACTTCAATAGTAATATCACAATCGAAAACTACTTCACCTTCTACCATAGGAGTAATAAGTATTCCTACCCAAACATTACGAGTTAAATCTAACAATGCTTCTGTTGGAGCAAACGATTTAGCTAATTCGTGAGTACCGTTACCTAGATACACTAATGTTTCTTCTGTTGCATCTTCTGTGGCTAAATATCTATAACTAAATTTACTATTTCCTTCAAGACCTCCAACAGTAACTCTAAAAGCAGGTATTTCTTTTATATTAGCTAGTGCTCCGTCTTTCTTAACATAACTAAATAACAAGCCATTACCTGCATGTTCAGCATGAGTTACATGAATTGTAGTATTAGTAACATCAGAAGTATAACCATATACACCTGAAAGGCTTTCCCAAGTCTTATTAGCACCAAACACAACAGGATAACCATTATAACCCGACATACCTTCGTAAGCATGATTATAATTAGTTAAATCATAATCACCTACGGCTACACCTCTTTGTTGAATAGTATCTCTATCAGCGTCAGAGTTAGTCTTACCATAAGTATCCCAGTAATAAGGCGGTAATTCTACCTTAGCTTCAATACCTACATACTCATTCAGCTCTTTAATCTTGTCGTCTGTTGAGATGTTGTCGAAGAGCATGAAGTCGTAGAGAGCCATTTGAGCAAAAGCACCATTGAATACACTTTTTCCTATACAAATAGTAGAATTATTATCATTGTTATAACCGTTAATACTACTTATATTATGAGTTATATTTTTTAGATTATTAGTAATTATATGACTATTTAATATTCCATCTATAAAAGTTTTTCCTCCTTCATTTCTAAAATTATAAGCTATTGTATCTGGATATGTAGAAATAGCTAAATCATAATTACCTTGTATATTAGAGTTTCTTTGGTCATAAAGAACTTCATCATCTACTCCATGCCAATTCACCTTCATCAACACCTGTTTACCTCCACTAGATAAAGTAGGAATAGTAACAAAGTCGTCCACGCCATCAAATTGGTATGAACCATCTTCATTAACTCCACTTCCTTCTGCATAAGCCGAGTTATGGATAACTCCATGATTACCATGACCTGATATATCGGGAATGTAGCCGAGTAGCTTATATGAACTATTAGGTATTCTTAGTCTGCTAGGAGACAGGATAACTTTTGGTTCGTTATTATCAAGAAGCCAAGTTGCAGTAGTTCTAAATACCATTTGCTTTTCAACGATACTAGTACTGCTAGTAACAGCTTTACCATTTAAAGACAATCCTGAAATAGAATATAATCCATTTAATAGATTACTTTCAGAATCAGCTATACTACCTATTCTAGTAATAGTAGAACCAACTCTGAATTTACCTCCCCAAGATACTTCATTGCCGTTTTCATCATTGAATCGTAATAGAGCTGGGTATGGCTGCACAATATCTTCGAATCTGATGTACTCGTCAATAGTGATGTCTATCTTTTGAGGGGACTTAGAAGTTAATTCTATATTAATGTTCCAATGATTATATATACTATCAAAATCTATAGACTGGAATTTAGCCCCATTAACCTTAACGTTTGATATTTCTTCAATATCTTTTCTGTAAAGTAAAATATGAACAATCTCCCCTATATTAATATAATCACCTATATTTATATTTTCCCATTTATCGTTAGCATAACTAATATCTCCACTTTCCCCATTAATAGTAATTACTGGTCTGAACTCCACCATATCCGGATACAGCGTACCCAGCTTGTGCTTCTTTAGCTGACGCTCTATCAAGAACTTGGACATACTATAAGGG